GATCTATAGCATCATCTTCAAATACTATACTTTCATCAAAATTGTCCTTAGTCCAATCTTGAAAAAAACTGGCTTTACGCCTACCCTGTGTAGCTACTGGTCTAATCAATGCTGTTGCCAACACACAGTCTGATCTCGATTTAGGCTGTATTGCTCTGAACAATCTACGCATTGCAGGACTTTCAGCTTGTGTAACACCTAAAATATCACCTTTACATAACAATTCAGATGTTGCAGCATCGTGTTCAGGATAGCTAAGTAATTCCCGTTGTTCTATTTCCCATAATTGGCTTAGTCCTCGATTAGCTAGTATGTCTATTTTAAAATGCTCGAGGTCTTCTATTTCATATTTGTCTAATAGTATTTGGTTCTCACCATTAATCAAACTTTTTGGCACTGCACGATCAAAAATTAGAATACCACCACAATGTTTGGATATTGCTCGTTTTTTTCCTAATAGTTTATTTGCAAGTCGTTGTGCATCATCTGCATATTCAGGAACAACTTCTTCCAATTTAAAGTTTCGTTTTAACCGTCCTTTAGCCCCAAATCTTTTTGCAGCCTCTCGTATTGCACTTTTCTCTTTATAAGTGACATAGTTTGACACCCGAGCACTTTGTCCAGGCCAACGACGAAATATACGATTCATTACAGTAGTTTGTTGCCAATGTGGAAAGTCAAGATCTATGTCGGGTAAATCGTCTCGTTTAGGATTCATAAACCTAGCTAATGGTATATTTTCTTTAACAGGGTCAACATCAGAAATTCCCATGAGCCAACAAATTAAACTTGAACCTGCTGACCCACGGGTAATGTGAGGTATATCTCTAGTTAGGTCTAGTATTTCTCTCACCCGCAAAAAATGTTTTGCAAACCCTAATTTAGCTATTAATTCTAATTCTTCTTCTAAGCGTTTATCGTATTTTTCTGATTTTGGTAAGTGCCTAACAAATTTCCTAATTAATAAATTAAGTTCATCGAATCTATCCATAAAGTGCCTTAAAGTGCCATAAGTAAAACTATTTATGGAAATAATTTTCTTCAGATCTAAATATGAATAAGTAATTAACTTTTGTAACAAGAGTTAAGCAATAGTAAAAGAAGACATTTTAACAAATGTAAAAATAAAGGAAAATAATGTTAGAAACTATCTCTGAACTATTTCAGGAAGCATACAATCGTAACTGGATTACTGCCAGAGATGGCAACGCAAGTATCCGCTGGCATGATCGAGATCATTTTTATATCACACCCTCTGGTATTAGAAAACAATTTTTACAACCAGAGATGTTTAAAAAAATTCAACTTTGTACAACTACTCATGCTACACCACCTTTTATTAGAGATACTTGGGAAGAAATTACATACACAGACATAAGCTCTAACTTAAAACCTAGTGGGGAAATCCCGCTCCACTATGGCCTACAACGACAAATAGATACTGATGTTCGTGTTGTTCTTCATTTTCATCCGACATACACAGTTGCAGCAATGTATGCAGGTATAGAACTTAGTTCGTTAATGAAAGAGTTTCCTGAACTTGGTAGATATACCAAGGTCGGACTGAATGTTCCAGAAGTGCCTGTTATTAGTCAACAGCTAGCTGATGCAACTATTAAAAACTTCGCACTAACTAACAATGGTAATATCCTTTATAATATTGTAGGGTTAGATAGACATGGTGTGGTAGCAGTAGATACAAGCCCTTGGCGAGCATTTGAACATATCGAGCGGCTTGAGCATATAGCTCGTATCGTTCTTGCAAGCGGAAATTACTAATTCTTACATTATTAGTCTTATTGCTTCAGTAATGACCGCAGTTAGTAAAGTAATGACTAACTAATAATATACTAGCATTGATGTCAATGCTAGTATTACATTATACATTATTGACTATTAATTTATAAATTTCCTGCCAGTTTTTTACTACTGTAATTTTACTGTTAGCAAAACTGATATTGTAAGGATGTTGTACTAGTATAGATCTCAAACCCATTTCTAAGCCAACTTCAGCATTAATGGGTTTGTCCTCTATCCAGTAATAATTACTGTTTCGATATTGTTCTAATACTTCATTTTTGTCTCCACCTGTATCTGTATATACAAAGTTAACAAAAGCAGTATTTCCGAAATATCTTTGCAAATTAATTTTTCTTAACTCTTGTGCTGCTGGATCATTTGTTAAACTTGTAACAGCATGAAAGACAAATCCGTGTTTCTCATGTAATCTTTTAATATAATGTACACTGTCTCTAAATGGTTTTAAAAACATAATCTTTGCAGATTCATTAAATACTCTTACTGATGTTTTAGCTTCATTTAGAGTAATATTAAATCTTTCGTGCACTTTGTAAGCATCAGGTTCAATTAGTGTATGGCCTTTGGCGGTCATCCATTTGTTAAAATCTTGCTCCCAATCTAAGCAAACACCATCAATGTCGGTAAGTATTACTTTATTATTCATATTTTTTAAGGGTTAAATAAACAATGTTTATGATTCTTTATACTTTAATTTTAACACATATAACAATTATTTGTGTTACTCTCTATTTACACCGTTCACAAGCACATAGATCAGTAAATTTTCATCCTGCCATAACTCATTTCATGCGTTTTTGGTTATGGTTAACTACCGGTATGGTAACTAAAGAATGGGTAGCTATACATAGAGCACATCATAGATTTACAGATAATATTCATCTAGATCCACACAGTCCACATAGATTTGGCATCATGAAAGTGTTATTTGGTGGTGCATTTATATACACAAAAGCAACTAAAGATAGAAATTTGGTGCATACCTATGGAGTTGGTAGTCCAACAGATTGGATTGAAACAAAACTTTATTCTCCTTATAATTACTTAGGATTAATACTTTTATTAGCTATTAATACTCTGATATTTGGTTGGTGGGGAATATTAGTTTGGTTAGTACAGATGATTTGGATTCCTTTCCATGCAGCTGGTGTAATAAATGGGGTAGGTCATTATCTTGGTTATAGAAACTGGGAAACACAGGATAAATCTAAAAATATAATACCTATAGCAGTTTGGATATGTGGCGAGGAACTTCACAATAATCATCATAATAATCCTGCAAGTCCTAAATTAAGTGTAAAATGGTATGAATTTGACTTAGGCTGGACTTACATAAAAGCTCTATGCTTTTTAGGATTAGCAGATGTAAAAAAGGTTGACAAATAATCCAGCACCTAGTATACTGTTAAATTGTAGTAACAAGTTGTTGTAACAAAACAACATCACAATTGTTGTTTTTATACAACTAATTAAATCGGTTGACAAAAATTGAGCTTTATCATACAATACTGATATGATGAAACGCAAACGCCGTCAAGACACCAAGCATGTTGTGTATTGCATTACCAATACGCTGACGCAACAGCAATATATTGGCATCACAGTTTGTGGTCAACAGGTGCGCAAAGCACTTAAGGTCCGCATGCAGAAACATCTGCGTCGTGCATTAACCGAAAACAAAGACTGGGCGTTGTGTCGCAGTTTGCGTGAGCATGGTGCAGATGTACATGAGTATGGTGTAGTTGAAATTATTCGTGGTCGCAAACCTGCTCATGCTCGTGAGCGTGAACTTGTAAGACTTCATCAACCCGCACTCAATACTCATTGAAATGACAACTATGCAGAATATAACTGCTTTTGCATATGACAAAAAAGGCAGGCTTCTAAGTGTTGGTCGTAATAGTTATGTAAAAACACATCCGTTACAGGCTAGGATGGCTAAAGAGGTAGGAGAGGATTATAAAATTTATCTTCACGCTGAAGTAGCAGCATTGGTAAAAGTGAAGAATTGGACTAGAGTTGATAAGTTGGTCGTAACTAGATATAATAAAAATGGCGAACCTATGATTGCTAAACCCTGTAGAGTTTGTCAAAGAGTAATTAAATTTGCAGGTATAAACACTGTAGAACACACCTAAGGATTTACATATGTCTTGGTTTATGCTAATCATTTATCTTGCCCCAAATGGGCAACCAATTATGCGTAGTTATCATGAATACAAAACTAAGGAAGAATGCATCAGTCAGTCTGAGCAAGCAAAAACTTTTGCCCATCCTTTTGGACTCAAAGTTGACATCTCCTGTAAACAACTTACAATAACTGTAAAAGAATAAAACGGTTGACAAATAAAACCGGTTATTATATAATACGAATATGGTAGTAAAACAAAAGGAGCTGAAAACATGGTAAAGCTGGAAGATATTACAACAGAAATTATGTTGGGTGATTTTACAAATGAGCAGCTAAATGATATTTCGCGGGCCATCCAATATCGTCGCAGTCAACTTGTAAAGCAGGTTAAACGCGGTATTTATGTGGGCAGTAAGGTTAAGTTTCATAGTTCCAAACGAAATCAAACAATGGTTGGGACAGTGGAAAAGGTCGCAGTAAAATTCGTTACTGTGAATTGTGGCAACAGTCGTTGGCGTGTTCCTGCCAACATGTTGGAATATGTTTAACCTTAAGGAGTAAATTATGCAATCCTATGAAGTAAATTTCAGTATTCTAGTGGAGCCCAGGACAGACAGCCATTGTGGTTGGGGTAGGTCTGATCTACAGAATCTTAATACTACTGTTCAGGCTTTACATCAAGGTCAGGCGCAAGTAATTGTTGAAAGCCAACATGGTGGCCCTGGGCATTGTATTGTACATGCAGTTCGTCCGCTTTGGTAAAAAAGTTTCAGAATGTGGTTGACACAAAATTCAGTTTCAACTACAATTTGGAAATGCTGAATGGTTCAGCAAATTTAACTCAACTTGTATATAGGAGTTTTTATGTTTAAAGTAGCTGGTGTAAGTCGTTTCAACGGTGCAGTAAAAGTTCGTTTTGCTAATGACATGACTCGTGTCAAAATGCTCACTAAGGCGGGCAATACAGACATTGAGCTTATGGAACTACCAGAAGCAATGGAAAAATCTGCAGTTGTTAGTTTCCTTAAAACCACTGAGCTTTATCTTAACAGTGAGTACAAGGAGGCTATTGATGCAGCAGATG